AAGCTATTAGCGTTGCATCGTAGTTAGATGTGCTTAGACCAGTAGCGTTCTGCATAAAGTTAGTAAAGTTAGAAACATTTGCAATAGACCACGCTGCTAGAGATTGGTCGAATAGGTCGCAGTTGTAGAACATTTGTGACATATTCTCTACATTAGTAGTATCCCAACTATATATGTCTCCGTTGAATTGAGAGCAATTATAAAAAGTTTGTATCATAGTTTCCACATTGGAAGTGTCCCAAGAGTTTAAGTCTTGGTCAAAAGATATACAACTGTAAAAAATGGCATCTAATACAGTTACATTGCTAACATCCCAACTGTTTAAAGGTTTATTAAATGCATAACAAAATAAAAAACATTGGTCTAATCTTGTTACTGTACTAATATCCCAGTTGCCAATATCTCCATTAAAGTTGCTACATTCTCTAAACATTCTAAAAAACGATGTACTAGAAACAGTAGGAGCATCTGTAGCACTAGCATCTAAATTAATGCATCCATAAAAAGCAGCATCAGTAGATAAGTCTAAAACTCCCCATTGTTTTACGTCAAGCATTTTAAGCTTATCTCCAGCGTTATTAAATTGCCATCCTTGTAATGTTCCCTCTATGCTTATTTCGTATTGACCAGGACTTGTATAAGTGTGTGTAACCTCTTGTTGATTGTAACTTGTTATTGTATCGCTAGAGCCATCTCCCCAATTTACTGTAGCGTTATAACTACCACCACTAACCAATGGCATCATAAATTGAGTGTTCAAGCTAGAGCCACTAGAAGTGTTCTCTGTGTCAATAGTAAAGACAAATTGATTAGGAGCTGTCTGTGATAAATCTACTACGTCATTCTTCTCTAATAAAAGCACCATAGCATCTTTACGACCTACTTCCTTTATGCTCTTGATAGAATAATTAGTAGAGCCATTAGAGATAAAATACTGAGGAGAAACTCCAATGTTTGTTCTGTATCTTATTAGGCACTCTATACGCTCGTCATTGATTAAGGCATCAGCATCGAAGTTAGTGTTGCCACCTTTGAAGTCAAAGTCTGCATAAATAGTAACGTAACTATTGTCAGATACTACTCTCTCGCCATAAGCGTTAGTCGAGTAAGTCTGTGTATATAGTTTTAACTTTCTATCTAGTTTGCCTATTATCATAGTTCAAGCAATCGGTAAGGAGTTAATAAGTGGTCTACCATAAGTGGTAATTCATTTACTTGAGTTCCCATAACAACATCTTGTCGGTTCTCATAATATCGACCAACGATGATATAAATAGCTTGTACTATTGGAGCTGGAACGTCACTCGCTGTGCCACCTACTATAAACTCAACCTCTACAGCGTTAGGTCTTTCGTAAGTGTTTGGAAAGTCTCCGTCCTCCGATTCATATATCCTTCCTGGTCTTACCTTAATATCTACATCGTAATTAGAAGCAGCTAAGGTTTGTAATGTATTGTCGGCATCGTAATACTTAATATGAGTAACACTAGCAACGTCTCCTACTTGTAAGTCAATGTAAGGAGGGAACTCATCGTAAAAAAGATTGTACGTCTGAGTCATTAATCTACGTCTAGTAAACTCCTCTACAACTTGCGTAGCAACATTAATTAAACTCGTGATGTAAGTATTGTCATCGTCATAGTCTGAGTCTATTCTTAAAAATGCTTTAGCCTCTGATAATGATATAACAGTAGACGTTGGAGCAGTCTTTAGAACTAACTTACCATAAGGCACATAGTCAGAGCCTCTTAATGTGTTAAAGTTGTAGTTATAGTATTCCATTTAAAAAAAATTAATGGAGAGAGTGTTTCCACTCCCTCCGTTAAAATAAACAAATTATGCTTCAATCAATTTAACAAAAGCAGTATCATTTTGTACACAATCTCCGTCTACTAAAGAAGTCAAGATGTATCTAGGCTCTCCAGTTCCAGCGTTAGTGTAGATGTCATAAATAACGTCTAAACCACCGAACTGAGCAATGTGACATTTTGAGAAGTCTCCGAATAAAGCGTGGTCTTTACCAGCAGTACCACCGTTTCCTACGTTAGGAGATACGAAAGAGAAGTAGCCGTTAAGCTCTTTTCTAGCGTTGTCCCAGATAGGAGAAACATTAGAAACTTGTGCTAAAGATTTTACAGTAGCGTAAGCAGATGGGTCTAATAAGTAAGCCATTCTAGCTCCGTTAATTTGTACACCATTAGCAATTAAGTCAGTTTCCATTTCAATCCAATCAGCAGCAGTAACCGTAGTTGGTCCAGTAGCAGCATCAGTAAAGATAGATTCTGGAGCATTAGCTACATCAGAACCAGCAGTTAATAAAGCCTCTTCTAAAGTAGCAGCAACAGATGCAGCCATATTTCTTCTCAATGCAGCCTCGATAGAAGCATTTTGAGCGATAGCCTCAGCAGAAACATTAACAATAGAGATAAGTTTCTTAGGCTCTAAAGTAACGCTAGAAGCAGTACCATTAGCAGCTGGAGCAGAACCACCAGTCTCAGCAACGAAGCCAGAGTTGATAGCACTAAATACTGGGAACTTCATATTGTCTACACCAGAGTAGAAATTAGCACCAGCAGAAGCTAAAACTAAGTTTGCTTCTAATTGGTCAGTCCAAGCCATAACCTCAGTAGCGTTACCAGCAGCAGTAGCTACAGCAGCACGAGTTAAAACAGATGAAGGTATAGCAATACCTTTAAATGATTGACCAGTATAACGAGCCTCGTTTCTTGCTTCTTGGTCCATCTCTTTTACAAGACCTTCTAAACGACCAGTAGCAGCTTGATTCAAAGCATCTTGGAAAGAATAGTCTCTCACTTCGCTAGGAGTGTTTTCTGTTACTTCTTTAACAGCTTTAGTTGCTTGAAGTTTCTCAAAAGATTCAGCTCTTACAGCCATCTTGTTTAACTCCTCAACTTTTTCATTTAAAGAGTCAAAGTTGCTTTGCTCATCAGAAGTTAGGTCACGACCTTCAGCAGATGCTACAAGTCCTTCCATCTTTTCGATAACCTCAGCTCTTTCCTCTTTGTAAGATTTTGAGTTTTTCATTTTATAGAAAATTAATATTAATATTTATTTTTTAAGATTTTTAAACGCATTTCATTGAGGGAGCGTTGTTTCAAATCTTCTTCTTCTTTTATACCCTCTAATTTTTCAGCCTCTAAACTTTCTTCTAGTTTTTTAGCTTCTTCTTTTTCTTGCCATTCTTGCATAGAACGTAAAGCGACAGAGCTACTAGCCTCGTTATAAGCTGGATAAGTTACAGCAGAAACATCATAAAGTCTAGATACTTTGTTTATAGTTCTAACATTCATTCCGTCTTTCATTTCCCAAGAGTCATCCTCTACAATAAATGCAAAGCTAGATTGATTGATAGTACCGTCTTTTAGTAGTTCCATTAAATCTCTAGACGTTGATACATTAGGATTTAATTTAGCCTCGTACTTTAATCCTATCTCATCAACAGATAGTCTTAGCGTTCCGTTAGTCGTTCTAGCTAATGGCATACCATCGTGATTAATTAAGAATCTTACATCATCTTCTAAACGACCTTCAAAAGCCTCTGAGCCTATATACTCTCTAAATCCTCCTAAGTCATTAGACATAGAATTAAATACAGCTCCGTAGCCTACTACTACTGGATTGTCTCCTTCCATTCTAAGCTCTAAGTCTTGAACGTCAATAGTTCTTATTTCTTTATTTTTCATATCTATAAATTTTTCTTCTTTACCTATTTCTTCTATCTTTCTTTTAGTCCAAGCAAAGCCAACATCTCCTCCCCATAATGCCCAAGCTATTCTACCAGCAGATGGATAACCTTCATCTCCACTATAAAAGCCTTGACCTTCTTTGTCTACTTCGTGCCTACTAAAATAAGAGTACATTCTCTTTATTGTTTTAATACTAAGATTTACTCTGTTCTTAATATCTCTTGCTCTTGCAACGCCTACCTCTGTTCCACCTCTACCAAACTCCTCACGCCATTCTAAGCCTTGTGCAGCTTCGTCTGCCATCTCTTGAGTTGGCTTAGTGTTTATATCCTCTAACGCTCTGTCCTCTTCATCTTCTAGTTGAGCATAACAAACTGCTAGACGTTGGTCATTGTCATCGTACTCTTTCATAAACTCATCAGACATACATCTCTCAATGAATTCCTCGTTAGTCTCGTCTATATTTTTAGTAGGTATCGGCATTACTCTTTGTCCTCCTCTTCTACGTCTCCAACTGGAGCAAAATTCAACGGCATAAATAATTGGTCGCCTTCTGGACCTACTCTATTCAAGTCCTCCATTCGTCTTATCTCATTAATAGACAAAGCACCGATACTAGCCATCTCTCTGTAATAACTTGCACGAGAAGCACTATCTCCTCTTAGTAAAGCATTAGCATCTAGCTTAATAGTAAACGAGCCAAACTCTGTTTCTCTAAATAGCTTTCTGTTAAGCTCTTGTTCTACCATTACCATATATGGCATTAGAGTAAATCTTACGAAGTCAATACTTAATGCTTCTATACTTGAATAGTTAGCAGCTTTCTCTAAGTGACCTATTAAAGACAATGGCACTTTAAATATTCTAGCTACTTCTTCAATCTGAAAACGTCTAGTCTCTAAAAGCTGATACTTGTTAGCATCAATGTTAGTTTGCTCGAATGTCATACCCTCCTCTAGGATAGCAGTCTTACCAGCTACAAAAGAACCAGAGTAGTTCTGATTCCAAGAGTTCTTTAATCTTGCTACAGCTTCTTTACTTAGTTTGCCTGGATGTTTAATAACTCCACCAACTTGTGCAGAGTTTCCTAGATAACTATTGGCTGTATCGTTAGCAGCAATAGAAGTTGCTATTGTTGTGTTCTGTGCTTTCAATACGCTAACTCCCTCACAACCATTAAACGATAAGTTAAAGAAGTGTAACATATCTTCTTTCATTACTCCTATCTCATAATTTTTAATGTCGTAATATATTTGACCATCGTGCTTAATTACTTTGACATCTTCTGGATTGATAGGAATTAGAGAGATTGGTCTAGCGTTACCATCTCTCTCAATATAAAAATACGCATTCCCCTCTAGCAATAAGTTAGTCATTAGAGTATCTAGGAATGTGT